AAATGAGTGCTTTTCGGTCATTCGTCATTGTCCGAAAAGTTGGTTTCAAGTGCGTCATCTCTGCGCCTATCGCCCTCCGACTCGGCAGCGTCCAGGAGGATGTCTTCTGCCTCCTCCAATGTAAGCCCATCCTGCTCAGCAAGATGACGAATTCGTTCGCGTATTGTCATGTGTTCTTCTCCTTGAGTTTGGCTTCAAGCCGGTCGATGAACTTGCGGGTGTAGCCCTTGATCGGCGTATTCCCCCAGCCCCTAACGATTTCTTTTATGTCCGCATCCGTCAGCCCTACCCACGGGCGTTGCGTGGCAATTGGGACTGCTGGCTTAAGACGTTCGTACATCCGTTTGCCAAGATCGTAGAACTCGTTGCTCATGTGTTCTTCTCCTTTTTGAGTGCCACGCAATCCCTGCACACGAACTTTGAAAAGCCCGGTTGCAGGGTCAGGTGCCCACCTAAAACAGTCTTGTCCTTCTGGCAAGCCCAGCACAGTTTCCGCTTTCGGTTCATGTTCGTTCGCAGGTTGTTCAGGTCTTTGGTGGCAGTCAAGTTGCTGGCGATTATTCCGAATGCACTCATGGTTTCTTCTCCTCAATCTTTGATACCCGTTGCATAAAAGTTTCTTCCCCGGTGTCTCCGCTGTACAGCCATTCCGCCTCCCGCGCCAGCTTCGCAACGTGGTCAACAAGCGCCGCAATCTCGGCAAGTTTCGTTGCTACTTCCGGTTTCCAAGTGCCTACCTCCCAGCCATCTTTTCTTTGCCCTTGTTGAGACAACATGTCCCGCAGTTCTTCGGCAAACTCATGCATACGTGCGTATGCGTAGTCAAATGATCCTCCGCTCATTTCGTTTCTCCTAGTGCTGCGCGTGCAGTTACTTGCCAGTGATTGTTTTCACCACCCAAGTGATTGATGGTTTGGTACTCGGTAATGTCATCAAGCAACCCTTGCAGCGCCTCCCGCAGCCGCCGATTCACGCACCCAGCCTTAGAGCAATTTGGGTGGCAAGAGTGAACGTCGTTTACCAATGCCTTCCGCTCGGCACGCAGGCACACGATCAGGTCTGCCGCCTCCTGCACGTAGTTCGTGCCGTCTTGCACATACAGTCGGCGCAGTCTTTCAGTGATGTCTGTCATAGCTTTCCTTGATGTTTGATCCTGCCCACACCCGGCTCAAAATACCGTGGCGACTCTGGGTACGGCGGCTTGCCCTCCATGTGCCATGTCCACCAAAATTGTTTTCGGCGGTGGCGCATCGTCATGCTGATCTCCAAAACACCAAGATCAACACGATGCAGTACACAACGCCCCACACAGTCCAGCCGGTCATTTCGTTTCCCTCAACGCCTTGCGTACCTCCGGTAACGCCTGTGCTGCGCGTCGCTCACACCACGCAAGATCGTCGCCCGGTTCGCGGGTAGCGTCCCCGATGTCTGCAAGTGCCGCCTCGGCTGTTTTCAGTGCCTCCCGCAGCGCAGACGATACAGCGGCGGCGTAGTTGACAGCGGCGTCCATGCGGCACACGGTTACAGTGCCGAGATCAAATAACATTTCGAATGATTGTGGCAGCGGCAACGTCATGTTGTCTCCCCTTCAATTTTCAAAGCGCGTACACCACCAGCACAGTTGATTGCACCGCCGTACATGCCTCCGTAGACGGCTGCACCATGTGGCGTCAGGTACTCCCTTCGCTCTTCAGTGTCCGCGTTGATTGCAATTGCATCACAAACCTGCGCCGCAGCCTCCAGCGCAGCCCGTGCTGCGGCGATCTGAAGTACGCGCATGGTGATCCGCTCAATCTCTGACCACTGATATGTATGGGGGTCGGGGTGTAGTGGCAGCGGTGGTAGTTTGATCATGTTGTCTCCCCCTCAATCTTCAGGGCGCGTATGGCGTCGACATAATCGAAAATGTCGGGCGGGCACGGCTTGATGGTGCCAGCCGAATGCGCTTGACTGATGCTGTTACACGCAGCCTCCAGCACCACCCGAGCAACTTCGATGTCACGGGCGCGGAGTTGGTGCGGCAGGTATGGCCACTGTGCGTTCAAGTGATCGGGCAGTGCCGGGAGTTTGATCATGGTGCCTCCCCCTCAACTGCCGCAGTCAACCGGCGCAGTGCCGCTTGCAGATGCGCCTCGGTCACCGTGGTCGCCACAAACCACAACCCGGTGTCATACGATTGTTCGTTGGCAATAGCTTTAGCGGATTGCAACTCTAGCAGGTCTTTGCTTGCTTGGCGTTTTGACTCAAAGCCGGTCATAGTGGTGACTCCTCGTAGTTGTCCGGGTTGATTGGGATCGGCTTGCCGGGTTTGTATGGCGGCAAGGGGGCCAGCGGGAAGGGCCATGTGTTCACTTGTACTCCTCCCGACGCTTGTTCAGGCGCTCAATCCGGGCCACGTTGTACGCCACCACCGACTGCGCGTACTCCACCGCAGTCTCGGCCTCCAACAAGGACAAGTGCGCTTCTGCCAAGCCAGCCGCAATCACTTGCAGCGGTGTAGGCCGCTTGAATAGGTCTAATAATTTTTTCATGTTGTTGCATCCAATCTTGATCATCTTTTTCTTGCAGTTCAAAGACTGCTTGTCCTATGCGGCTCATGGTGTGTTTCCTTGTTTGAGCAGTTCCATCCTTTCTCTGTTAGTCCGCAAAGTGCAGTAGCGTTGATGGATACGCTCCAGCATGGACACCCGTTTGTGTTTGTTGCGCTCTTCGTTAAGCAAGGCCAGCAACTCTGCCTCGTTGTAGTCAGGCAAATTACTCTGAAACTTTCGCCAAGTAAGCATTAATCTTCCCTTCAAGTTCTGTGATCCTTGCAGTCACCTTGTTATAAGCCCGACTCGCACTGTTGTGCGTCCGGGTACGAATAGCCAGTTCAGCCTGCGCTGCCCTGAGCTTTGCCCTGAGTTGTGTAAGTTTGTTCATGTTCTAAAGTTTATCACCGTTTTATTGTTTGTCACTATTTCTTTTCAGCATCATTGCTGAAGCAGATCCGTCGTCAATCACAATCCAGCCGTTCTCATGGGGTTCAATCAACTTGGCGTCAATCAGTTTGTTGATGTACGGTGCCTTGCCATCAATCAAATTTCTCCTTGATCCAGCGGCAACTGACTTGGGAAATGCTGCAAGGCCATTGGTAACTGCGTAGTCGCGCATTACGGATTGCGTTATGTATGGCGCACCACCACGGTCTTCAGCACCAGAGCCCCACCATGCCTTTTCAAAATCTGTAAACATCTCGCCATCGCTCTTTTGCTTGGACTCTGGCACCTCGCCCTTAACCACTACCGCGCTGGTAACCTGTTCGCCGTCCTCATCCAGCCAACCAGGTATCGGGACCGACAAAAGATCAACGTAAACCGGCGCGGCCATTTCTGCGTCTTTGCTCTTGCGCTGCACAATCTCAATAGACTTGTCAGCCTTGGCAGGCACCACGCTAATTTCAATGTCTAGTGCGCCACGCCATGCTGAACTGCCTCGCGCCCGGTGCTGGGCTTCCTCTGATACGCCTGTGTGGTGGACTAGGATCACGGTGCAGTCGAACTCCAGCATGAGTGCCGCGCAAGCGTCTAGCATGGTCTTGGCGTCCTGTGCGCTGTTCTCGTCCCCAGCCATGAATCGGTGCAGGGTATCGACAGTGATCACATCCGGTTTGATCTTCAGCGCCCTCACAGCCTCGACCACCTTCAGGTATCCGGCACTGGTGTTGAGGTCTACACCTGACTTGCTCACCCACATATTTAGACTGCTGACGCCGTTATGGTGCTTCCATGCTGCAATACGACTTCGCAAACCATGATGCCCTTCGCCAGCCAGGTACACCATGTTGCCGGGTCTGATCTTGTGGCCGAACCATGTCGGCTTGCTGGCTGCAATGTGCAGCATCCAATCTAGCGTAACAAAGGTCTTACCGCCGCCACTAGGGCCATGCACCATAACCAATGCCTTGTCCTGTATCCAGTGCTTCACAAGCCACGCAATAGGCGCTGGCTGCGCTGAAAACCCGTCTGCATGGATAAGGTAGTCCGTAGGCACAATCGGCTTGAGCAACAACGCCAAGTCATGTCCAGCTTGTACATAGTCGTTAGCGTCACCCGGCACTGGCGGTGTTGTCATTCGAACCCCATACTTGGCGCTGGCCTGCTCTGCGTAGCGTTGCCCCACACCGCTTGCGTCATGGTCGGCAACAATGCAAATGTCAATCGCTGTGTGCGCCGCCTTGAGGATGCCGGTCACCGGCACAAGGTTGCTGGCGCTGTAAGCCACCGCGCAAGGCTTGCCAGTTGTCTCGGCTATGGTCGCGGCAGTGGCAAAGCCCTCTGCAATGTAGAGCGTATCGGCGTCATCCATGCTACCCACCGTCCAGTACATACTGCCGGTTTGACCGCCTGGGTGATACAGTTTGCCGCCAACATGGTCTATGTACTGGATGCTAGATAGTTCGCCGTCCGAGTTGTACAGTGGCACCATCAACCTGCCGTCACCTGTGATCCTCGCGCCGTGCGGCTTGATGCCCTTGCGTTGCAAATATGGATGTTCTGGGCTTGCTGCGCCGGCCTGCGACCATATAAGGTCAACGGTGTTTGCGGCAACCTCTCGGGTCTTTGCTTGCTCTGCATCGCGTTGCGCCTTAGCCTCTGCCAATCGGCGGGACTGCGCCATTTCTTCTACCTGCGTCAGGCTTCTGCCTATCTGTGCTTTCCAAGTCAACTCGACTCCTGATCGCCAACACCCAAAGCGCCCTGCTGGTACACCATCGGCAAATGCTATGTACCAACCGGGTTTGCTGTGGCCTGCCTCGCCCTTGGTGCCACTCTGAAAGCGGTGCAGCTTGCCGTCAAGGTGAATGATGTCCGGTGGCTTCAAGCCTGCGCCAAGCATGGCGTCTTTGAGTTGTGTTTCTGGGGCGTCTACGTGTTTGGGTGCTGGTGGGAACCACTCGCCACCAAAGATACTTACTAGGTCGGCCATCTTTTTTCAATCTTTCGTCAAAAAGTTGTTGACACTGTATCACGCCATCGTGTTAAACTGCAAGCACGCTTCGAACTGAGTCCAGACGGAAGCGCAACCAGAAGGAGAAAGCCACATGGCTATTTCGTTGAAACGCACCAGCGGCTTAAGTGCCAACGGTGTCAAGCTGCTTGTCTACGGGCAGGCAGGATCGGGCAAGACAAGCCTGATTAAGTCCCTGCCGAACCCGGTCGTATTGTCAGCCGAGGGTGGTTTGCTGTCTATTCAAGACGCTGACTTGCCCTATATTGAGATTGCATCAATGGAGGACTTACGCGAGGCTTACAGTTGGGTGCTGGAGTCCGAGTACAAGAGCGTGGCGTTGGATAGCATCTCGGAGATTGCCGAGGTTTGCCTGAACCATGAGAAGAAGGTCAACAAAGACCCCCGCGCTGCTTACGGCGCAATGCAGGAGCAAATGGCCGACATCATCCGGGCATTCCGGGACATCCCCGGACGCCACGTATTGATGACTGCCAAGCTGGAGAAGACCCAAGACGAAATGGGCCGGGTGCTGTACAGCCCATCCATGCCAGGCAACAAGACCGGCCAGGCGCTGCCCTACTTCTTTGATGAAGTGCTGGCGCTGCGTGTTGAGAAGGATGCCGAGGGCAACACCCAACGCGCTTTGATGTGCGACTCTGACGGGTTGTGGCTGGCTAAGGATCGCTCTGGCAAGCTGGCTGCGTGGGAAGCCCCTGACCTTGGCGCAATCATTGAGAAGATTGGCGGTGCGGCATGAAACGCTCAATGGAGTTTTTTTATAGCCGCGCCACAAGCATTTCTGCCTTTGGTGCAAATGAAGATGCCCCGGCAAGCCTGCTGGTTAACGCTAGCCCACCGGGCGCGACGATAAGCCTGCATTTGACTATCTTGCAGGCCGAAGAGTTGCGGGACATGCTTAACAAAGCGTTGGTATGGATCAAAAACGAAATTAAAGAGGAGACACTGGCATGAACACTATTTATCAACGCTGGCTTAACGCCAAGAAATTGGAAGCCGCTGCGGTGGCCGAGCGCCGTGAACTTGAAGACGAAATGGTCAAAGAGTTCAGTCTGCCCAAAGACCTCGACGGCACGGTCAACCAAGAGGTTGACGGTTACAAGATCAAGATCGAAGGCCGCATTAATAAAAAGATCGACGCCGACAAACTGCAAGTGCTGGCGTTCGAGGCTGGCTTGTCCGAACACCTGTCGAGCCTGTTCCGTTGGAAGCCAGAAATCAATGCGCGGGTGTGGAATGCGGCATGTGACGCCGTAACCGCGCCGCTTCTTGGTGCCATTACGTCCACCCCCGGACGCCCTACTTTCACAATCACAAAGGAGTAAACATCATGGCATTTTTGGATGAAGAATACAGCGTGGATACGCTGCCCCAAGGCACCAGCAATTTTGAACCACTGCCCGAGGGCTGGTACAACGCAGCCATCACTGGCGCTGAAATCAAGGCCACCAAGGCGGGTGATGGCAAGTACATCGCCTGCAAGTACACCATCACGGGGCCATCGCACCAAGGGCGCGTGATCTTTGGCAACCTCAACATAAAAAACGCCAGCACAAAGGCCGAGGAGATTGGACGCCAGCAGCTTGGCGAAATCATGCGGGCCATTGGCCTGGCTAAGGTCAGCGACACCGACCAGTTGATCGGCGGCAACTTAGGCATCAAGTTGATTGTCAAGACTGGCGAGTACGCCGGGAATGAGGTCAAGGGCTACAGGGCGATTGGTGGTGTTGCACCTGCCGCTGTGGCACCGTTTAAGCCTATGGGTGCTGTTGCTGGTGCGCCTGCGGCACCGGCCAAGTCTGCGCCACCTTGGGCGAAGAAATAAGCAAAAAAAAGACCCCGCTGATTAAGGCGGGGTCAATCCAACTTAGGAGCAACACACATGAAAATACCAGAGCCCGAGGTTACCATAAGCGGCTTGATTGA